CGGGGCCGAGCATCCAGTCCTCGATGACGGTATCGGTGTTCTTCTTGTTCTCGGCTGTGCTGATGAACTCCTCGCCCATCGGCAGGCCTGCAAAGCCCTTGGGGATGACCATAAATTCTTTCATGTTGCGATCCATTTAGGACGTAATTTCGCGGCCTGACACGCGCAGCGTGAGCGCCGTGGCGTTGCTGGCAATCGTGCTGATAAATGCACCGGCGTCGAGCTCTTGGCCGACCAGCTCCGGGCACAAGTAGGTCTCGCCTGGCACTACGGCCCGGTCATCAATAATCAAGTTGGCATTGCCTGCGCTGCCGCCGGACTGCACCAGGTTGACGCTGAATGTTCGGTTGACCGTGTCGGTGTTGGTCACCGTGGCCTTGTCGATCAGCGCCTTGACAGAGTTTGCCGTGTACTGCGTTGTTTGCGAGGCCTCCATCTGCTTGGGGGGCACTAGGGTTTTGACAATTACGGTCATTGGACACCTTCGATGTTGTTGTTGACTGTAAGAATTATGGACGGGATGCCGGGGTGCGGTACGGCGGCAGGGAATGTCTTCAGCTCAACACTCAAGTCAGTGACCGAGAACATTAGCTCAACATAATCGCTGGCCTTGAGGTCAAAAAAGTAATTCAGCGATGAGAAAATCTCAGCATTGTTACCTTGAATTGTTATTCTGCTGGCGCTGTTTGCCACGTCAGCGCCATTTAAGCGAAACCAGAAATCAAAAACCGCTGTGCCGCCGCTTGTTTTGTCTAGCTGAAACGAGGTGTCAAAATTGTAGATGCCCTCGCTGTCCACAATGATGCGCGAGGTGGGCGAGCCGATATACACGCCATTGCTCAGGTCGGTGCCGTTGAACGTGATCGCCTTGGCCGTGTTGATGACCGTTGCTGTTTGCGTGGTGGTGTCGTAGAAGGAGCCGTACCTTGATCGCTTGAACTCTCTGGCCGGCGGTGCCATCTGCAGCCCTTCGACCGAGGCCGTCAGGCTCCCGAGCATGGCCATGGCTTGATTGGCTTTGTTCTCGGCTAGCGCGGCATTGATGGCCGACTCTTGCGCCAGCGAGGCGATCATAGAGAGCGCTTGCACGGCGGTGGTTTGAGCAATGCCGGCAGCGATGTTGACCTCCAGCACGCCGTCAGGCCCGATAGCATCAACAACCGCAAACAGCAGCTCAAACTGTCTGATCTGCTGCTGGTCGGTCAAAAACTGCGCGAGCTGATCCCGCGTCAGATTGAGCTTCCGAGAGTTCGGCGCAGTGGTTGCCATGCTTAGAACGCCAGCGCTTCTAGTTGGGCCTCGAGCCTGGCGAATGACACGTGGGCGCTACTGTCGCCCCTGAAGCGCTGGATGCGCCAGTTGCGCATGTGGCCCTGCTGGAACCATGCCAGGCGCTTCTTGGTGTCTCCTGCTGTGCCGACTGAGATGAACCTGTCTTGGCTCCATGATCTGCCGTCCAACGAATAGCTGGTGCTGATCTGCGGGTTTCCGAGTGCCGCTGAATTCTGAACAGCGAGCTCGAGCAGGATGTATTCGCCATTCTCTTGCAGCAAAAAGAACCCGTTTTCTTGGAGCAAGCCGTTGACAATTTGCGTGGCCAGGGCAACGCTTCCCGTCAATGCCACCAGTTCTAGCTTGTTGAAGATGGCGCCATTGCTCTCGGCGTAGACGATGAGCGTACCGAATTCCCAGCGCACCTGCTGGCCCCAGTGGTGGCCGGTGTCCTGCACGAGATACCCGATGGCGCTGGACTGCGGATCTCCGACCAGCCACTTGCTGTAGCACCAGACGATGTTCCTGGCCCGGTACTGCGCAATGCCGGTGGTGGTGCTGACCAGAACAAACCAGACCTGCTCTTGCAATGCTTGCGATGCAGATGCGTCGTAGACCAGCGTCTGGTCTGGCAGGTGAACGTAGAGGTGCTGATGCGCCTTGTCGTTCCTGGCCTCCAGCTTTACACCACTCAACTGGTCTTCGGTGTACTGCAGCAGAATGTTGTCGATCTCCTGAGTGCTGACCTTTGTTGTCGTTGCGGAGACGCCGAGATAGATGCCGGGTGCCTCGTTCCGCCCGCCGCCAAGGAAGGCCATCGCATCAACAAAAACGCAGCAGGCCTGAGTGCCAACAGCGCCTTTTTGAATCTGAGCTCCTTCGATCCTTGCGAACGGAAAAAACTCGCTGCCTACGTTGTTGAAGACCTCGATGGTGTGCCGATTTAGGGCATAAACCTCGTTGCGGAGCTTGAGCAGCGCCAGTATTGGGTCGGGGTCTGCTTCGCTTGACCCGTACTTCAGCGGGTTAACGGCAAATGGATCGTTTAGCTCTGTGACGATCAGATACTGGCCATCGGTGGTCATGAAGTAGCCATCGACCCAACAGAAGTCGATCACGAAGCCCAGGTCCGGGTCTGTGACTTGCAGCAACCCTGCAGTGCTGTTCCAGTAGTACAGGCGGCCACCGGATGCGACCGCCAGGCTGGTGAAGCTGTAGTCAAAGGTCACTAGGTTGGTGGTTGGCCCGCCAACGTCGCCAAGGACGGTTACCGCGCCGCTGCTTGAGACAGAGACCAGCTTGGTGCCCATGACCCGGTAGCAGATGTTGTTCCACTCGATGCCGCCACGGTCAACGCCTGGGCCTGTCCCATTGGAGACAATGCCATCACCTGGGCGAAGGAAGCCGTTGCTGATGCCGCTGACCTTTGGCACGGGCACCAGATTGACGGGGTAGCTGGTGCGGATCTCCGGCGTGCCGTCAGTGTAAATTCCGTTCAGGATTGGAATTTGCATGGCTTACCACTTGACCTTATCGGCCCAATACGCTGCGCTCATCTTGCCCTTGGAGATGTTCCCGGCGTGCCTGGCCTTGAATGACTCTCGGCGAGCCTGGGACGCCTTGGACTCGCCCTCCATCTTCGGCGACCCGGAGACGCCTTGCTGCCCGAAGCGGATGGTCTTTACTTGGTCGCCGGCCTTGGCTACGACGACATGGCTTTTTGTCGGGTGCGATGGCGTGCGCTTGGGCTTGTTGTAGCCCTCGACGCCAGCCCGATCCAGTCTTGAGTCTTTGGCGCCCATGATGCCCTAGTCAAGCAAAATATACGCGCCATCCTCTTGCAGCAGGAAGAACCCATCCTCCTGCAGCAGCGCTCCGGCAACTGGGCCGCCACCGATATTCCAGAATCGAATACGGAAGCGCAGCCGAGTCAGCGGGTACATCTCAGAAGCCCTCGCCGGGCATGACGTGCAGGGACGTGCCGGCTGCGGAGATGTACGCCATTAGGCTGTAATCGCCGGGCTTGGTGATGGTTACCTGCGCGCCTCCCGGCACCGGGTAATCTGCCGTGGTTGCGACCACCGGGGCGGTTTCGCCGAAGCGGATGTAGCAGACATTTGCGCCGAGGTTGGTCAGGCAGACGGTCTGCGTGGCGCCGGTAACCGTTGCGGTGGCCGATGCCGCTCCTGGGGACACGATGACGCCACGGTTGTAGCCTGGCGAAAATGGGGCTGAGTTGTAAGGCATTGGGTTCGCTCCTGAAGATTAGCCGATGCGATACCAAGAGTTGGTCGCTTGGTAAAAACGCATGGTGAAGAACGCATTAGCGGCCAGGGTGGTCGGCGCTCCGAATGCCGCAGCAGCTCCGTTGAGCGCCAACGTGAATGCCGTGATGATCTGCGTGGTGGTCACCAGCAACTGCGTCCCGTCTGGCGTGCCGGTATTGAGCGGGAGCGTGATCGTGCCGGTGGCCAGCGTGCCGGCTGGCTGCAGCAACATCCACTGCTGTTCGCTGACTGGCGTTGGAACGGTGACGTTGAACCCGGCGCCTGGGGTGTAGAGGTTGGTGGAGACGGTAGGCGCTGCAAAGACGGTCTGAAAGTACGCCAGCAGTTGACTGACAGAGACCTTGCGAGCATCGCCGTTGTTCGGAACGTAGATCGGCAGAAGATCGCCGCCGGATATCTGACTGAGGCCTGCTAGTTGATTGATCGTCGGCATGTGTGGCCTCTTTCAGGTGTATTCGAGCGGGCCGTCCTGGCCGGCCAGGGTTGGGTAGACAGGCCGCACCAGGAATGGATTGTCGTAGACCCTCCAAGGCTTGTTGCCTGCGCCGGATGGCATGGTTCCTGGCATCTGTTGCTCGATTGGCATGGCGGCCCTGGACAGGAGGGTATTGTACGTCTCCTTGGCTGTCATCTTGGTGTCGGGCATGACCTGCTTGCCGTAACTTGGGGCCAGCTTGATGCCGAGATTGGTGTAGATCGCTTCGTTGGATGAATCCGGGACGTTGGTCTGCTCGTCCAGATCGCTATCCTGCGGGCTCGATGGGAGCGGGTAGCCCAAGCGGATGCCGAGTGCATTCCACGATGCAATCATGGTATCGAGTCGGCGCAGAGCGCTGTCGAGTTGCTCCGGCGTGAGATCAAAGACGTAGGACGCCAGCCCGATTTCCTCGAAGGCCTGCGTTACGAACTGGCGCTTGGTCCATCCCATTGCTCAGACTCCTGTGATTCGGTGCTGGATCAATTGTCCCAGCTTTCTGTCCGGCGTGCGACCGTCGAAGCGAATGTCTAGCTCTCGCGCCTTGAGCTCAAGCTCTTGCCGCGTCGGTGGCGCGTCATCCTTCGGGGCTGGTGCTGCCGCCTTGGCCAGCTCGCGCCAGTCTAGCGGCTTTGACGGCTTGTGCTTCTTGACCGGCTTGCGCAGCCACTTGGACTTGATCTTAACCGGGCCGCTGGCCTTGTCGCCAGCAGCGATGATAGCCTCATCGGATGATGCAAACCAGCCGGCTGCCAGCATAGCGTCGGCCTGCTCTTGGGTCTGCACGCCGATGATCTTGTAGGTGCCAGTGCCGCCAGGCTTTGGGATTTGCCCTGGCGACTGGTACAGCATGGCCGGGAGTTGCATTACTTCTTGGCCTTCATGGGCTTGGCTGCTGGGGCTTTACCGGGCTTTCCGGCCTTCATCGCGGCAGTTCTGGCGGTAGATAGCGCAACGGCGATGGCTTGCTTCTGGGGCATCCCTGCCTTCATCTCTTTGCCGATGTTTTTAGAGATCGACTTTTCGGAGTAGCCTTTTTTTAGGGGCATGGTGTTCTTTCCTGTTTGCGTTTCTCACGGGCCAACTGCATGGATGCTAGGCGCTTGGCCCTGATAACAGGGTCTTGCCACGAGTTGGCTGTCTTGCCTGCAATTTTCTGCTTTGTGCTGTCGTCTCGTGGCAAGCGTTTGCGAGCTTTTGCTGAGACGCTCATCTTGGCGCGGGTTTCTGGAGTTCGCTCGTAAGCGGCTAGTTTTTGCTTGGTCGAATCTGGCATTGCATAGCCGGATGCCTTGCGCTCTTGCCATGCCAGTTTTACTTCCAAAGATCGTGACGCGCGCATCTCATCTGTCCATGCCGCCTTAAGGCTTTCAGTCACTTTCAAACGATATTCATCGTTCTGCCAAAGTTTTGATGCAGCATCAGACCATGCGGTTGTGTCTAAAAACTTGCGGCCTGTAGCTTTTGCAGAAATCTTTGCGGCAACATCTGGATTCTTGGATGGGGCTGTTTCACCACCATAGGCGACGTTGTACCCTTGTGGGGCTAACGCGCCTAAGGCAATGATTGCTGCTTTTTCAGCGGCGTGCAGTTCTTCTTGCGTGTCAAACTCAGCAATCAATGAGATGGCCGGCTCACCATACTTACGCCACGCACAATGCACAGGAAGCAGACTTCCGCTTCTAGCGGACCGTTTGTGTTGCGCAATGCGGGTGTTCATAGTGCGCACCGTTTGCCCAATGTAGGCCTTGCCTGACGCAAAAAGCAACTTGTAGAGGGTGTACATATCATGCTCATGATTTGACTCAAGAGCATGATAGCACACTAAGCGGTATTATCTTGTTTAATTATTGATTAAACAAAAGTATACCTGACATTTCCGGCTGTTTGTTCACAACACCGAACAAGGTATCAAGGCGGTACTTGATAATCATGCTGTCAATGTCGTAGAACTTCTGCATCACCAGTTCCACGCCCTGGTCGGTGGTGGCACGCATCACTGCGGTGCCAGCATCGGACGGGATGGCGTAACGGCCTGGCAGGATTTCCAGCGAGTCCTTTTGCCAGAAGACGTTGATCGCCGAGGCTCCAGTGTTGAGCCAGTTCAGTGCCGCAGCGCCGCCTGCGGTAACCAGCTGAACGTTCTTGTACTGCAGTTCAGCATCGGTGGCCGGTGCCGTGGCTGCAATGATCGGAGGGCTGATGACCAAGGTCACGCCACCGGCGGGAACGCTAATGACGCGGAAAGTTTTGAGCTGGCCGGTGTCCTCTTTGGTGATGTGATGCACCGCGTAGATACCATCAATCGTGAACGCATCACCAGCCACAACGCCAGCCGAGTTGGACACGGTAACGGTTTGGTAGCGGTTGTCCACGTTGATCTGGCCGCCGACCGAGGTCGAGGTAGCCTGTGGCACGTACTGAGCCTGGGCGCCGGTAGTGTCAATGGTGGTTACGCCACCAGCTGCCACGGCGATGCGGTTGGCGTAGTCGAACTTGTAGGTATCAAAGCCCGCGACCATCCCGACTTGGTTACGCTCGTAAGCGAGGTTAGATTTCGGGTTGCCGAAGGAGCGAGTCGCCACCGCCAGGTTGCCGGCCATGCCGTTGTAATCGCGGCTTGACAGGCCCAGGAAGCGGTCGTAGTCAGGCACGCCCTGCTCGTTCATGATCGTGTCGCACAGGCTCACGTCGTCATAGTCGCCGGCGGCGCCAACGATCGGAACCACCAGCGTGCCCTGAGCGGCTGCAGTGTTCATGATCGCCACGTTGATATCGCTGGCCAACTTCTGCTTTGCGCTCTCGCCCAGGCGGCCCTCTTGCAGCGCATCGCGCAGGTCGAGGGTTGTCATGGTCCATGGCACCGTTTGGCTAAAGCCGATGGTGCTGGGAACTGACAACTGAGTCATGTTCTGATAGGTGACGGGCGTGCCGGGTGCGCTGGTTTGCGACTGGGCGATGTAGGGCATCGGGCGCCAGATGGTGTCGTTGGTACGAGCCATCATCGTCTGGTCGGTGTTGTAGACCGAGACGTGACGCGACAGAACCAGCAAGTCCTGGAAGCCTTCAAGAATGTCTTCGAACGCTACGCGCTCTTCTTTTGAGAATGAATTGCTCATGATAA